TAATAAAATTGAATACTTTGACCCTTATGGAAATTATAAACCTGATGAAGAAAAGGAATGGTTGACCGAAGACAAATTAGAACAATTCGGACAAGACACAGACCATTTAACTAAAATGTTAGGTAGTTCAGGGTATAAGGTAGTATATAGCAAAGCACCTTTTCAAGAAGACAAGCAAGACATAAATACGTGTGGAAGACATTGTGCCACAAGATTATATTTTAAACATTTGTCCTTACCTCAATATACGCAAATGGTTATAGATTCAGGAATGAGTCCAGATGATTTCGTAAGTGCTTTTACCTTTAATATGATGCGAAAGTAAACATTAGAAAATTAACTCACTTAATAATAAATGCTGAATATTGGTTCTTCTGTTATTCGTAGAGGTAATTCTCTTGCTGACCCTGATTACTTGTATTACAACGCATCAATCATCAACAACTCAACAGCAACAACACAACTTGCTGATGACCCTGCGATTGAATATAGTGACACACGTGCGTCTTCCTTAATGACTGATTCGAGCGAATATGTAGTGTCAGTTGAAAACTTTAAAATTGATGGAGGTGGAAAAAATTTACCTGTTTTTATTCCTGAGATTCAAACCCCAGTTGTAAATGTTAATAACACAATTTATAGTTTTACATTCACGATTAAAATAACAGATTCTCTAAATGTTGACTATTATTTCCAATCTACTCGCTTTCTACAATGGGAAACTGAAAATAAAGAATCTTGGACACCAGTTCCTTCAAGTGGTTCACCTTCTCTACCTTCAACTTATTATTATTGCTACAATATTGATTGGTTTTTACAAATGCTTAATAATGCTGTTGGAATGGCGTGGTTAGATTGTAAAAACGCTGCTCTATTAACTGGTGCTGCTCCTGGACTATTAATGGGAACTAAACCGCCTATGTTTATGTATTTGGGCGATGAAAAGAGATTTGTTTTCTTAGCAGACACCTTTTCCCTTTGGGGTGACATGAATATTCCTGTTGGTGGAAATTTGACATCTTTGAATACCATAGAACAAGTTGTTCCTACATTTAATCGTTCTATGTCAGCGTTTAGTCCATTTCAAGACCCAAAAACAGGCGCAGGTGCCGAATATAATACAAGTGAATATGCTATTTATGGTATGAATACGAATCTCGCCCAGTTAATTGCTAATTTACCTTCTAAATATTTTGGTAGTAATAGTCAATTGGTTGCTGGTGGAATTAAATTAGCAAGTCCTCTTGGCACGGAGTCAATTGCTACTACTTACGCTGCGAGACAAACTGCTACGATTTATTACCCTGAAGTTCAAATTCTACCAGTCCCTGAACCAAATGATTCTTCTTACCCTTCTTCTCTTCAACCTTATGTTTTTGGTTCATTATGGAGTGGTGCTACTTATACTTTTCCTTCAGGTGTAGGAGTTTCTCCAGCATTATTAACAACAAATAATCTTCCAGAGTATTTTAAGATTAAGGAAACTATGTCTTCTATTGGAACTATGTGGTCTCCTGTTAGTTCTATTGTTATTACAACAACCCATATTCCAGTAAGAAATGAATATGCTGTTAGCACAATCCCTTATGGTTCAGCAAGTATAGGGACAACTTCTGCTACAACTAACGCATTCCAAAAAGTTTTAATCGAGACCTCCGCAGATGAAATTGACACGGAGTCATTTAGGGGATTAATTCACTACTTTCCAAATACCCCTTCTTTCACCTCATTAGGACATGACCGAGATGGACTTACTAATGTTGATTTAAGAGTTTATTGGCGTCATCGTCTAACGAATCAATTAATTCCTATGACTCTTCCCAACCAAGGTTCTGTAAGTGTTCGCCTTCTTTTCAAACGCCGAGACGTTGAATAAAAATCCTTGCGTGTATTGTTTAGTTGAAAAAAAACCTCTCCATTAAATAAAATGTCGACAAGTGAAGTTTCCAAAGTAGCAGTTGTTGACCCTCGCATTGTCCAACAGCGTCCTTCTTATGCGGTTGAAAAGGGTGCTTTGTCCCTAACGAATGGTAAATATTCAGCAATCGCAAATTCAATTGCTTCTCAGACCTATAACATTCAAGTTCCCTCTGAAAATGTTTTCGTAGACCGAGCAGTTGATTGGACGCAACGTGTTTATGCTGTAATTTCTTTTACACTTTCTGCTGGTAGCACTAATGACCGACCTGTTCTAATTCCTGGAGTAAATATGTCCCTTGCTCCTTTCCCTTCTCACCAATGTGTTAATACTATGTCTGCTACAATTAACGATTCTACCGTAACTATTAACACTGCTGACGTTCTCCCACAAATTCTTCGTCTTTCTGACATGGCTGCTGCTCGTAAGCAACGCACTTGCCCTACTCAACTTGACAAACTTTATTCAGTGCCTGAGACGGTAGGGTATAGAAGTGCTACAAATACTTATTTGCTAACCCCTCAATCTGTTCTTGCTTCTGCTGGTGGTGGTTATGGTCAATCCGCTGGTGCTACTGAAGATGTAGCATGTGGTTCTTGGCCAGATTTCCGCTTTGAAGCACGCACTGCTGGAAGCGATTATTCCCTTGCCGTTGCTGGTTTTGAAGGTCTACCTGTTGCTCAAGCAGGTGGCGACACCGCTTATTCAATCAATTGCTCTTGGTTAACTACTGAAAAACTTGTGCTACCTCCTTTTATTTTCGGAGATGAATATGAACTTTCCACTGGTCTTTTTGGCGTTCAAAACATTCAACTCACGGTAAACATGACACCTTCTCCTGCTCGTGCTTTTCGTTTTGCCCCTACGGATGTTCTTGGTGGAACTTATGCTGTTGCTCCTACCGTAACCTACAACACAACTCTCGCAACTCCCTTTGAACAACCTCTCCTAAACGTCCAATTTCTAACTCCCCCAATTGAAGTTGACCTACCAGCAAAGTCAGTAGTTCCTTGGATGGAATTTCCTCGGTATATTTCCCCTTCTTTTACCGCTGCGAGTGGAACTGCCCTTGCTCCTGTTGAAACTATTGTTCAATCTCAAACCATCACACTTCCTTCCATTCCTGACCTGCTAATGATTTATGTAAAACCTCAGTCATACACTGGTTCTACCTATGGTGATTGGGTATTACCCTTTTCTAACATTTCTGTCAACTTTGACAACTTTTCAGGTCTCCTTGCTTCTCACACTCAGCAACAACTATACAAGATGTCTTGGCGTAATGGAGTTGATTTAGATTGGGCAACTTGGAGTGGTGCTTGTTGGTCAGGACTTGGTAAGAAACTTGCGACGGTAGGTGGTCCGCTTGTTCTCCGTCCTGGACGTGATTTCCCTCTACAAAGCGGACAAGCACCTGGACTCGTAGGCAACTTCACCTTCCAATTTACTGGACGTATTGTGAATACTACTGGTGCTGCTCAGGCAAACGTAAGCATCTATGTAGTAGCGGTAAATAGTGGTTTCTTCGAGACCATCAAGGGTTCTTCTCGCATCATCAAGGGTATTCTCACGGAGACGGACATTCTTGGAGCATCTCAGGTTGCTGCCCCTGATTCCCTTGCTCGTATGGTTGGTTCTGCCAAGCATGTAGGAAAGATGGGAAAGAAGCATAGTCCTATGTCCGCTTACTGCTAAGGAAATTAAAGAATTTTAAACAGCAAAAATAATAATATAAAAAACTGGGATTATTTAATCTCAATTTTTTGTATTTTTTTCTTTAAGAACCACAAGCAATAAATAAAGTGTCTCCTCGTTGTTCAATACATTCAATAAAAATATGATTACACCACTTCTTTTGACGGCAATAATTTTCAATACTTTTCCACAAATCTAACCAAGTAGAACCAATTAGAAGGGTTTTTTGACAAGGTTTAAAATTTTCATCAAGAGAACCATAGCAATTTTCCTCGTCGCAACAACCAGCATTAATATATTTCGCAGTAAAGTTATGAGGTTGGGTAAAATCCCTTACTTCATTGTCATAATCATCGTAAGACCAATGTGTTCTTTCAATACCATTTTCTTCCGCAAGTTTGTAAAGAGCATCAATGTGATTGTCAACGTCAGGAGTATTATAGGACATTTCTTCTATACTTATATATGATTAGGTATGTGTAAATGGTTTTATATAAATAGCATAGTTAAATAGTGAATAGTTGTTTTTTGTAAAAGAACTTTTGAGAAAGTATATAGTAGAAATACCATGTTCCTTAATGGGGGAACAGAACATTTAAATTTTCATATACTTGTAAAATATAGAAAAACAAAAAAACATTATTTCATTAACTAACTATTTAAGGTTTAAATAATACTGCTTTATATAATACAAATGAGTGTCAAGGACGAAATTGAAGATTTTTTCCTTATTTTCCTAATGTCTTTACCTTATGCTGAACGCAAAGAAATTTGGAATGGTGCTGATTGTATGAATGCTTTGACTTGCGATGCCGAAGAAGATTTGAAAGAAGAAGCATGGAAATTAATTAAATACTCACTCAACTATTCTTCAATCGTAGAGCGATTAAAAGAGCAGATGAAGGAAGAGATTATTGAGGAACAAGAAGAAGTTGAGGAAGACCAAAATATAAGTGAAAATGAACTTAGTTCGCAGGAGGAATAGGTGCTTCAATTTCTACTTTAACTTCTTGCCGTTTTTCCTTTCGACGCTGACGTCTTTTTTCGTTAATACTCTCCTTATTCTTCTCATAATATTTTTTTACTGCTTTTTGGACGTTGTCATAATGCTTCTCGGCAGTTGTCTTCTCCATTTAATATTATATAATGCCTTATGTTTAAATGGTTTTATATATTATTCAAAGACAACTCCTTCGGAATTCATAGCATCTAAAACTTTACTTACATTCTTTTTTGATGCTGGCATACCGCATCCTTTCAAGTATTTCTTAGCAAATTTTAGTTTGCCACCACAGGACGAACCTTTTTCGCAAGAAGAACAACAACTTTTTCCGCCAGTAAAATTTTTTAGATTGTGTGCTTCTAATCCAAGAATAGCAGCAGGAATTGGTGAATAAGCAGTTAATACATCTACCCATTGTCCGTATTTAGAATCTCTGTGTTCGCTTTTTTTGTCATACCAACCCATAATTCTATACAAAGGGTCATTCCCATAATAAATTCTTCTATTTGGTAATCCTCTATTAATGTCAGACCATTCTATTGCTGGATTATACGAAGTCCCTTCTTGAATTAAACCTTTTTTAATAAGGTTGTCAATAATAGCACCACCAAGAGAATGCCCCACAGCATAATAATTATATAAATCAAGAGGGTAATCTTGCTGAAATGCCCTTAATTCTGCTTCATCTCGTTGGTATACACCAGTTGAATAAAGTAAATCAAAAGGAATTGTATACCAAGTCCCAACATCTTCTTGCGTTTTTGTGCCACGAACTCCTACAATTACATCTTGTCCTTTCATATAAAATTTCATAGTTGGAGTCCATCTTATTAATTGCCAACCATCAACATTCTGTATAGGGTCAGTTAAATTATAAGATTGTTTTGCTATAACTTGGAGAACTCGCAATTCATCAGGCATAGGCATTTATAATTTAATGAGAAATTTAACTAATATTTGCGACCACGTCGTCCGTAACGTCCTTCTCCACTTGGACTTGGAGTTGGAGGCAGACGTAATTTTCTTGTAGTCCCACTTGGAGAACCAGCAGAAGCAAGTGCCTCTTCAACTGCTGCGGATGTAGGACTTAATAAACCGAAAGGTGCTAATGGATTACCAGTTGAACCTGTTGCCGTGCTTCTCGCTTCACCTCTCTTTAACCAATCAAGAAGAGAACTTTGTCCAGGAGGTGCCACTTGTGCTTGTTCTTCAAGTGTAGGTCTCCCACGTGGACGTCCAGAAGGTGCTACGAGTGGTGGTTCAAATAGAGGTCGATTAGGAACTTGTCTTTCACGAAATAGAGGACTTAATGCGGATTCAAGAGGTTCAACTCCCAAACTTGTGAACATTTGACGTCCAATAATTTCACGTTCTCGAGGTGATGAAGTTTGAGCCATTTGGGTAATAATTCCACTCATTCTTTCAAGTTGACTTAATGCCGAAGCAGTTAATCTTCTCTTGGATGCGTCTAATTGCTGGCGAGTAAGAAGAACTCTACAAGATTGTGCCATAGTAGTTAGGAAATCACGAATTTGTCCCATTTGCTTTCCACTTAAATTTGGTGAAATTTGAAGAAGAGAACCAATAGCACTATTTAATTTAGAAAGTGTGCCTTCTGTAATATTTCCAACTTGGATTTCATCAGCAATAGAAACCAGTGTAATGTATAGTGTGCGAGTGTCAGGTGGGGCAACTTCAGTTCCTCTAACTTGTGCGGTAGGACTAAAAAAAGAAGATTCACTTGTTGACGCTTTATTTTCAGCACGAGTCATTAAAAATTGTCTTGCCATACTTCTTCCTGCTTTGGTCACAGCACCACCAGTCAAGGTTGAATTCGGAGTATTTCCTTTACGTCCAAGCATACCTAATTCCTTTGATTTATTATTTGCGAGGGAATCCATTACAACTTTGCGAGATTGTGCGTCCCAACCTTTTTTAACGATTTCAGCAGGGTCTTCAGGATTTGTGAAAAATTGTAAATGTGGAGGCAGTATTGTTTCCATAGGTGGACGAAATCCACGCTGATTTAGAAATACTGCTTCATCAGGAAACAACACTGGTAAGTTAGGAAACGAAGGCATAGTCATTTTATATTCTTGTGCGGTTTTTTATTTATTAATATAAACCTTCACGCTTTACTATGCTTGATGCTTGGGGCATAGAAACACCACGTTCTGCCATTACACGCTTTACAATTTCATTACGAGCAGAAGGTTTACGAGAAGATTTAACTTCCATAGGGCGAGGGTCTACCGCTGGGTTACGCATTCTCAGTCCACCAACCCTACGTCCAAGTCCAAGCATGTCAGCACCTTGGTCAATATAAGAAGAATATTGCGGTGCCTGTCCTTTTAGAAGCATTTTTAGAAGTGGAGCATAACCCTTTGCTTGAGAAATAGCATCTCTACTTTCAGGCACATATTCACTTACATAATCCAACGCACCTTTCTTACCACCCATACAACATTTGCGTCCACCACGCTTACCATAACCAACTGCCTTCGCTGCCTTATTTACTTCATTAGCACCTTTTAGAATTTCTGCCATAGTTTTTCCTACACCCTTACCAAGTCCCATTTGTTCCCCAAGCATGTCAAGAATTGGTGCTGCCTTGGCAACTCCGTCCGCTGCCTGACCTAAATATTGAGCACGAAGTAGGGATTCGTTATTAGTGAATTCATTGCCAACCTTGGGTAAATAATCACCACGAAGCACAGAATCAGGATTGGTAAATTCGTTCGTTACTTGTCCTACACCTTGTTGAAGGTATGATTGAGGGTTAGTGAATTCATTAGAAATTTTATTAAACCCTGCCAAAAAATCATCATAAATACCACCACCATGTTTAGAACCTAACATTACAGAACCATCAGGCATTGTGTGTTTACCCTTACGCTTACGAGAAGAACCTACCATACCATCAAGATTTTGTCCATAACGCATACCACTTGCCATTGTTCCTTTTGTTAGTTCAGTGGGATTTTTTTCCAAAGAATTAAAACTTGCTGGTGTTTCACTTTCCGCCCATCTGTCAAATCCATCAGTCATAAATCTGCTTGTTTCACCCCCTCGTTCACGCTGTTTACCACGAATGTATTGTGTGGTTCTTGACATTTATTAATATGTGTAGAATTAAATTGAAATAAAAACTACATAAGAATATAAAATGGAACATCGCCAAGAACTTCGTATGCGAACAGCACAACGAATCCAAGAACGTGCTATGCCTTCTATGGAAAATTTCACGGAACAACAACGCCTACACCACGAAAGTGTTATGCGTCGTCAAATGCTACTTGACAAACTCCATCTCGCACAAAATCGAGTAGCAGAAATTTCAGGACGTCGTAAAATTAAAACTGCCAGTGAAAGAGGTGTTGGTGGTAGTAGAATGAGAGGTGGAAATTGGTGGGATGTTTTTGACCCTAATAAGAATGGTGTAGCAAACGCTTTTGACCCTAATAAGAATGGTGTAGCACAAGCAGTCAATCAAGCAGTTGCTGCGGTTTCAAACGAATTTACTAACCCTAACTCCGTTCTCGCAAAAGGAGTAACTGACGCTGCCAATAAAGTAGCAAATGAATTTACTAACCCTAATTCCGTTCTCAGTGCTGGAACTGCGGATGCGTTGCGTAGAATAGACAATGAATTTACCAATCCTGATTCCGTGATGAGACGTGGTGCCGAAAATGCCTTCGACCCTAACAAGAATGGTGTAGGTGTAGCATTCCAAAAAGTAGCAAATGAATTTGACAATCCTAACAGCGATTTCCGTAGAGGTGTTGGGGCAGCAGGAGAAGTTCTTAAATCAGCATTAGAAGGACCAGTCAAACAATTTTTACAAGAATCATTTGACCCTAATAAGAATGGACTTGGAGATGCTTTCCGTAAATTTGGTAAGGACACAGAGGCAGCATTCCAAGATTTTGGTAATAAGATGGCATCAGCATTCAGCAAGGAAGAAATGGAAAGAACTTTTGGACCACTAAAAGATGCTTTTGAGAAATTTGGAAATGCTACGGACACTTGGTTTAAGAGCGTAGACCCTATGGTTTGGATTATTGTAGCATCATCAGTTCTTACCATCGCAGGAACTATTGCTTCATTTGGTCTCGCAGGACCAGCATTAATGGGTGCCAACGCAGCACTAATTTCCGCAGCAGGAGCAGCAGTAACTATTGGTGGAAAGGCAGCATTAGGACGCAAGATTGACCCTACGGATGTTGCTGGACTGGTTCTTGGTCTTCTACCAATTCCAGGAGTTTCCGTGGCAGCAGGTCAAGGTTCTAATGCTGTTTTCAGGGCACTTTCCGCAGTTGGACAAACGGCAGCAGGAATGTCCCAAGCACAAGTGGCATTAGCAGGTGCCAAGGCAATTAACGGAATCGCAGCAGCACAACAATCCCTTCCAGGAGGGGTAAATCTAAATATTGGATTTGGAAAGCATCGTCGTGGAAAGGGAATGACTATGGATTTCGCACAAAAAATTGCTAATCTAACAAAGGCAGAAATTTTAGATGATGTAGAAAATGATGCCGAAGCAGAACTAACTGGTGGATTTTTTGGTAGTTTAATTCAACAGCAACCTCAACTTGAATATTATACTGGTGGAACTCCTGATTTTTATAATCCACCTGTCTATATTGGTGGAACTCCTGATTTTTATAATCCTCGTCCTATTCAAGATTTCACACCTATGCCTCGACCTTATGACCCTTCTCCCCCTATGTTTGGAATGCCTCAACCAAGACCAAGACCTCGTCCTGTTTATGATGGAATGAACTATACTGGCGGAACTCCTTATGACCCTAATACTGGAATGATTCGTCAAATACGTGGTGAACCTTTTACCGAATTTGCTCCAAGTTCTAATATGGGATTAGGTGGGAGAAAAGGTGGACGAATTGCTCAGAGTGGTTGCCCTTCTTTTTGTAGAAATGCTGGTAATATGCACCCAGTTTGCGTTCAAGGACGTAAGGATGGAAGACCCAATTGTGGCGTAGGTGGATTTACTTAATTTAAAAAATTCATTAAATTATAAATGGAAAGAGAACAAATTAGAAGGGCAATTGATTATGTTATTGAAAGCAATTTGCTGTTCTTTGTCTCGTTAATTGTTAGTATTTTTGGAATTGATTTCTTGAATCAACTTTATAGAACTGGAATACAAAATGAAATGGAAAAATTATTAGAAGGTGGCACTGAATTAATTGGGACTACTACTGGTATGGCATTCAGGGATTTTTTAGGTAGATTAGTTGTTGTTGGTAATCCTCGTATGCTTCCACCAACGCAAGAACATCGGCAAGAAATTATTGATTATGCTACTGAAAGAATAAGACGTTCATTTCCAAATTGGTTAGACAAAGTTGTAAGAGGATTTCCTCGTGGGACATCGGCAACTGAATTTATTAATGAATTTACCCTTCAAGCATTATTTATTTTGCTGTATGCTATTTTAGTAAATTGGGAAGATGTGAAAGATTATTTACGAAGAATCAATAACCAACATTTACATGGTGAAGGTAAAACTCATCGTAAAAGTTTTCTTAAAAAATATAAATTAGAAGACACTGGGTATTCATTAGAAGATTTAAGCAAAATTACTCAATTTCCTATTAAGATTCTTCAAGAAGTTTATAATCGTGGAATTGGTGCTTATAAAACAAATCCGCAATCAGTAAGAATAAAAGGAACATTTAAGAAAGGGATTGCTCCTATGAGTAAAAAACTTTCAAAGGAACAATGGGCAATGGCAAGGGTATATTCATTTTTAAATGGTTCAAAAAAACACGACCAAGATTTATTTGAAGAATAAAAATCTGTTTCATAGAATAAATGCTCCATAGAACGCAAAAACCTCAATGTATGTGTCCCAAAAACTACGCACCAGTTACGGCAACAAATGGTAGAACGTATGGAAATTCTTGTTTAGCACGTTGCGATGGTGCTGTTGTGGAACAGATGAAACAGCGTGGTTCAGGAAACTGGAAGGAATTAGCGTTCCATCTTGGACAAAAGGGTATTGTTCCACAAGCACAAGTTGGAGAATTACGAACTGGTATTGACGCTTTAACTCGTCAAGGACTAAAAAAGGTTCGTGGTTTTGCTCCAAAGAAAGCAGTGATTCAACAAGCATTAGGTCAAATTAATCCTTTGGCAGTAGCACAAGGACAAGCACCTAATAACGCATTAATTCAAAGAATCCAAGGTCTAACTAATCCTGCTGAATTACAAACTCTTGTAAATGAACTAACTACGGCATACCATCAGGCACAGCAAGGACAAGGTGGATTTGACCCTATTGTAGCAGGTGGATTTCTTGATTTATTTTTTAGTGGAATGGGAAAACCAAGAGGTAGTAGTCGTAATTCAGGATTTATTCAGCGAATGCTGGCAGAAAATAACCAATACCACGATGGAGAATACAAGAGACCTTTTAAGAATTCCAAAGATTCTACGATGAAAAAGAACGTGGTTTTTAACTATGACAAGGTAGAAACTCCAAGTGATTGGATTGTGAATACTTTTGGAAAGAAAAGCAAGAAAAGAGACAAACCAGTGTCCGCAGGTAAAACCTTGGAGACAGCGATTAGGGAACTAAAAGCAAGAAATCCTACTATGAGTCAACGAGCATTAGCAAAAGAACTTGAAACTTCGGCAGCGACGGTAAACCGAGTTCTTAAAGGTTAAATTTTTTAATGAATGAATTAACACTTTCTAAAAAATTAGGTTTATTCCAAAGAATCCATCTACTCAACGCACCAGCAGAAAGGGGATTATTCCAATCCTCTCTCTTTCGGTGTCTACGCAAATATGCTTGTTTTTTCTTATTGTCATTTGTAAGCAAAAAATCGTCATACCCAACAGCACCAAAACTAACTTTTTTTATACCATCTTCTAATTGAAAAGAAGCGGTATATTTATGCGTTCCGTCTCTTGATTTTAAAATACTTAATAACTTCATTTATTAATTTGTAAGCATAAAAATCGTCTCATTAATACTCTGGACTGCTTCTTGAAGTTTTTTATTATACGCAACTAACCAATCATCTTCATTTGTAGGTAATTCAGGTATTAGTTCATCAGGGGATTGGTGAGATTCAAATTCATAATCGCTTTTCATCATTTCTTTCCAACTTTCAGGCACTACATAACGAGGCATACAATAAACTCTAAATGTAGGGTCAGTTAGAATCAAAGCACGAACAATACGAAAATTAACACGCAGGTCTTCATCAATGATTCCCATTACTTCTTCGCTCATCTTGTTGTTATACTTATATATAACTGGGTATGTGTAAATGGTTTTATATAATTTAATAAATAAATAGTGTTTTAGTGTTTTTTTGTATTTTGATTTTTAGAAAGTTTATAGTTTTTTGAATGTTCTGTTCCCCCTCTTAGGAACATGCCTTTTTATAGAGGGACTTTTGAAAAAATCCTTTTACAAAAAACAACTATTCATTATTTAACTATTCCTTTTCAAAATCTTCTGCTTGGTTCATAATCCATGCTGATGTCTCTGTGATTACATATTGGGGGTAATTTTTGTGAATACATACCCATCTTGAACCAGTTTTTCTTAATTTTGCTGTTTCTTCTTTTGCCATACCCAAATAGGTTTGGAGCAAATAATTTAATGCGTGAGAACCAGTAGATTGTGGGTAAAGAACGAAGTGGGTTGCTTCCGTAAGTAGTAGACGTGTTTTCTTATAATTGCTTAAATAGTGGGTTAGGCAGAGCATTGTGGTAATAGTATGCCTACCTTGAATCGCGATGTCATCAATTAATTGTTGAACTACTTTTGCTTCTTTTCCTTGGAATGTGTCATAGTCATCAAAAATAATCATACATTCTCTCAAAGGTTCTAAATCAGGTAGAGGTTTTTCAACAAGTTTAGAAATATTTATGCGATTAAGTTTAGGTTTCATAGAATCTAATGTCTCATCATCATTTAGTTTAGAAACCAAATAAACTTGCCTGTCAGGGAATAATTCTCTATATTTTTCAGCAAGTCCTTTTGCTATATAAGATTTACCTGACCCTGATGCTCCTGCTATATACCAAACTTCACGTCTTTTAGCATCTGCGGAAGGAACTAATTGAAAAGTAGAATTTGGGGGTAATTCAATATTAGAATTTGATTTCTCTTCTGCTTCCCCAATCATTCCCTTATACAAATCAATAATAGCAGGATTAGAATGTTGTAGATGTTCAGGTGGAATACCTCTTGAATGTGCTTCTTGTAAGAACATCATTAATTCTTGCTGTTCTCGTGGTTTAATTCCCTTCATTCTTTTCTTCCCAAAATCAAGTTCAAAGTTTTTCTTTTTGCCTTTTTTGTCATCACCTCTATTTAATTTTAGTTCTCCAGCATCTTTTTTTCCTGCGGTTATAGAGGCAATAGTGTCGCCGTCACCATCTATATTCAAACTTACCTTGGAGGACATTTATTTTTCACCAACATTTTAAAAAAACATAAAAAACCATACAGGTGTAAAAGAGTTAAAGTAAAATTGCGTTTTTTAAAGGAAAAATCTTTATAAGGTAATAATAATTAGAGTAATGAGTTTTACCGCCGACCTCAAATTTGGACAAATTTTTCAAGAATTAACTAAAAAATTAGTTGGAGAAAAAGTTATTCATTCCCCTGACGGAAATTTTAAACCTTATGATTTTAAAACTGAATGGGTCGAGGACGAAAAAACTGGAAATACTACTTATGAAGTTAAAGCAGACCGCTTAGGACATAAATGGGGTTCATTTTATATTGAATTTGAGTGTAATGGTAAACCATCTGGACTTTCAACAACGGAAGCAGATTATTGGTGGTATTATATAGTAAAAGACAACTATTATATGGCATGGGAAATTCCAACGAAAACTTTGAGAGATTCTATACCTACTGCTAAATGTGTAAAAAGTGGCGGAGATTATGGACGTAGCAAAGGGTATATTTTCAACTGGAATAACTTTGAGAATTTCAAGCAAACGGACAAATACGTCAACTATTCTTCATCCTAATTTTAGGAAAAAGAGTAGTCCTGACGAGAATTGAACTCGTGTTTTCGGTTTCAAAGACCGACGTAATTACCACTATACTACAAGACCAAGTGTTTTTTTTTAATTAACTTCTTCTTTGAAGAATTCCAGCAATAAAATGTAATGCTTCTCTCGTAGTTTGTAGGTCTTTTAGTAATCCTACTATTTCAGAATTACTCATAGCGATTTCATAAGGAACTCCTTGCTGTTGTAATTGCTGTAATTTATTAATAAGAAATCCAGTCCTACTTCTCAATTTTAATTCAGCAGTTTTAACCATACCGACTATTCTTTCAACTGGTAGGGAATTAAATAATGCTTCCATTTATATTTAATTAATAATTTATTCTTCATCATCTTCCCCATACGTGGGAATTTGAACCTTTTGAACTTTCTTCATATAATTTCTTTGAACGTCAGCAGAATGGGACATTTTCTCGGCGTCATTTTCCATTTCATTAACATCATACTTATCAGACAAATAAATATGACGAAGCATGGTCGAACCTACCCTTTTTCCAAAAATCTTATTCAAGAGACGAGTAATTGCGTTGACACTACTAAAAGGATTCCCAGCAAAATCAACAAGGAAGTGGACTGGTTTTCCAGCATTTTTTCCTTTGGTAAGAAAGAGGGGATGAAAGTGGAGGTAAGTTCTCAAAATAGGTTGAAGAGTTGGTGGAATTGGAAAAGTTAATTTCCCATGCGTTTTCTTGGTTTTATATTTATTAAAGACAAAATTACCATCATCCAAAATAATGTAATTAAACTCATCATCTAACGGATTTTTTCTACTAACTTTTAGAAATTGGTAATCTTGATTTCTACGAGGTGGCATTTCAATATACAAACTCAAAAGCATATAATTTAGTAGAACATCCCATTCTTTTGATGTAATTTCACCCTTATTTTCAAATTCCTGAACTTCTTTTTTCAAAGCATCTTGATGTCCTTTTACAACTTCCCAACTTAACCAATTGTCTTCTTGCTTTGAACTCTTTTGGTGGTCATCAGGTTTTTCTTGGTCACTTTTAACTCTTTCCATCATACGATTGAACCAATAGGCATAAATCTTTTTATAACTGGATGCGTCTTTATAAAGGGACAAAGCACTAACAATATTAGACATTAGGGACTTTTGTGTGCTTTCGGCATATTCCTTCAATTTAGATTCAATAGCATCCTTACTTTTCAAAAAAGCAAGATTCTTAAATGGAGTTGAATTATTAAGTTTATATAATGTCTTAATATATTGTGTTGCCGTTGAGTCAGCAACCTTTCTTTCTTCCACCAACTTCTTGTGTAATACCGTCATGTATTCAGTAATTTTCGCCATCTTGTTTATTATTACAATATATTAATTTAATGTGAAAATAACTCTTCAATATAATAAATGGCAACTGGTTCTTCTCAAATGGATGTTGATGTTAAAGGTTGTAATGGCACAAATGAACCGACCTCGAAGGCAATAGAAATTCCCAAAATGCTTCCTGTTGACTTTTTTAAGAATCCTATACTTCTCCGTCAAGATGGTTATGAACCTGAACCTTATAAGGTGGGAACGTCTTTGGCGTATTCTTATGTAGAACCTTCAAGCAAGAAACCTCGAATTGAAGGTAAAGTTTGTAGTTTTGATTGTATTATGTGTTTGGCACAAGCATTAAATCTTGAAGAGACAAAACCTAACCTTTACGAGAAGAAGTAAACCTTTCCTTAGAAAGAGAAGTTCCTAAATAACCATTCCAAGCACTATGCCATTCCTTATTCAAAGGCGTATTAAAAACTAAATTTGCCTTTGTAATAATCACAAATCCAAATCCGCCGTGTTCACCTGTATTTGCTGTTCCGTG